ATGAATACGCAGTACGGTGACAATCTATTTCTTCGGAACGATATATATCAGTTCCTTTATACGGTTCCTTCTTCTTATCGTGACAGACGAGGCGGACCGCGTCAGATTGTTAAAAGCTTGAAAACGCGCGATCTGTCTGTAGCGAAGCGGCTTGCCGTTCTCAAAAAGACTGAAATGATCTTGAAGTATGAATCACACGACTTCCATGAAATCAAAGAAGTTGCGTATGAGACATGCGTCAATACCGCCAAACGGTTTGGACTGGAATATATAACTCCTCAACAAATCAAAGAAGCTTCACCACAAGACTTCGTAGAGCTGATGGCTGATCGGGTGATAGCGCGCGAGTCTACCCCGCGTCCGAACGTTGCGGAAGTGAAAACCTTTGGAGCGGCGGTCAGTATTCCCCTGCTACCGGCGAGCAAACTGTTTCCGCGCTGGAAAGAACTCAAACCAGAGAAGGTCGCGCGCAAGTCTCCCAAAGCCGCAAAGACATACTGGCGGCGGTATGAGCTGTTCGCACTACTCTTCATTGAGTCGATGGGCGATCTCGATATGTGCGCAATCACCGAAGAGACGGTTGAAGAATTCCGTGACGCTCTCGTAGCCCGGATCATGGACGGTCTCTTCCTATCGGAATACGCCAATAAAGCGATGCGGTACATGCGATCGATGGTCAAGGAGGTCTTCAAGCGCGACCACAAAGGGAAGACAAACCCGTTCGCGAATTTCGAAACGATTGTCATCGACGACGCGAACAAGGGCGAACCTCTGACCGAGGATGAGGTCAGGACAATTCGCGCGAAGCTCAAAACCAGCAATCTTCCGGAAGAGATCAAGGCTATCATGGCGATCTCGCAGAATACGGGAGCGGGCGTGACCGAACTCTGCCTGATGGCTCCGGAAGATGTGGTTCTTACGGGCGACATCCCCCACCTGAAAATTAGGAAAAACAAATATCGCGCCTATCTCAAAACTAAAGATCGTGAACGCGAACTGCCACTCATTGGTGAAGCGTTGGAAGCCATGAAAAAGTTTCCGAACGGCTTTACCGACTACACGAATGATCTTGGCGTAGGGCGAGTTTATTCGGCAACTCAGCGGTTCATGAAGACTACCGTTCCGGACAAAACATTCAGGGGCTATCGCCATCGCATCGCAGAACTGATGCGCAATTCTGAATTCAAGGACCAGTGGCAAAACGCTGTCATGGGTCATGCGACACCGGGAAAGACAGGATATTACGGCGGACCCGTATGGCTCACGAACACTTACAAAGTATTGATGGAGGCGCTTCCCGAGAACAATAGATAAAATTCCGGATTTCAAACCCTCAAGATCAACCATGACGAAAGTGAAAACGCAGAAATGCTCTATATTATGACCACGTCATATCCTTCCATGGATATGAATTTTGTCCAAAACCCCGACATACACCTTCGCCGTAATCGCGAGGAATCCTTCTAAACGTAAAAAATTCCTATCAACGCTCCAAATGATGATCGACGACTTGATGGACATTGGCGACTTTGAACAGGCAAGTGTTCTTGCTCGCCAACGAATGCGCGTCATCGAAGAAATCGAATTGCTGACCGGAGGAATGAAATGAACGCCGAAAAGCAGTTCGCGAAAAATGCTGGAAGCAGCTTGGATGAGGCTGAGCGCCATATCGAAGTCGCTACGGTGTTCCTCGACCATGCGACCATGCTTGAGGATGCGGACGCCTACAAGCTAGCAGGCGAAGCGATCAAACTTTCCAAAAGCGCGAAGGACGAATTTATAGCCGCCATCGCACATGGGTTCGGATCAGCGAGCGCGCACAAACACATGGAAGATGGATTGCGCCACCTTCGGAACTGCGAAGAGCGTCTTATTCACCTAGACAAGCACTTCACAGAAGTTCAGCGAAAAGCACACAAAGGGGAGAATGACGAATGACTGAAGTCGTATTGAGCTATTGGGAAATTGGCGGGCTTGCCGTCTGCCTGTTCTTCGCAGGCTACAGTTCAGTAAAGATCGAACTATGATCACCTTCAACCTTGCTCACCTTCTCATGGGTTGCTCGGTCATTTTCATGATCGGTGCGAAAGCCGCCACACGGGAAAATATCAAGAATGCGAGGCTCTATGCCGAGCGCATAAATAGATACGAGCGAGAGCAGGAAGCTCTCCGTTCAAATTCTCCCTAAAATTGAATTATGACATCAAGCCTCGGTCCTCGGATCGGGGCTTTTTCTATGCCTGAAAATCAGGTGGGGAGTCCTCCGGCGAAGACTCCCCGTTCACTGTCAGGCGGGCGGAGGTGATATGCGCAACCTAACGATGAAGGAGCACAATGACGTGAATATCGCGAGCGAGCCAGCTTTTTTTATAGAGGCGACGGCTTTGGTCTGCTAACCGGAAGCCGTCTTGGCATGGGGTGAGATACTTGCTCATGAACGTTGGCCCGCCCGTTGCTCATGTCGGGCGGGCTTTCTCATTTTCAGCAAACCACCTACTCATAAAATGTAATAATCACTTGTGTTTTGTTAGTATTAAATCTGCTATGCTAATTAAGCAAATGCGAACGCTCGCAGTTGCGAAGGGGGAATTGCGGTGAAGACATACAATTTCGACGTTGAGCAATCAGCGAGCCTACTCGACTTGATGGGTCATCCCGGCAGACTGTCGGTGTTGAGACTAGTCAGTGAACGCGAGTGGGATGTCAGCTCACTCGCGACAGAAGTCGGTCTTAGCCAGTCCGCTTTATCTCAACATCTCAAGAAGCTTCGCGACGGCAAGCTTGTCGTAACGCGCCGTGATCGGCAGACCGTATTCTACTCATCGCAGTCCGAAGCGGTTCGTAAGGTTCTCGCAACCTTGAAAAAACTCGCTTTCGAGCCAGTGAGATCAAAGCGGGCAAAACACACCGACGCAGCTTAGTCATATTAGTGTTTTCTAATTCAATAGGAAGCATTAGAGAACGCTTATAGAACGAATCGGACACTGGATCAGTCAACTACAAGTTCTCCTGGTTGAGCGTTGATACTCAACGAGAAATTTCGTTTGTCTCGGTAGCGAGAAATCGTTCTAGACAAGAACATATCGAGAACGTAAGTTGAACTCATGCGGTCTTGCTAAGGTCGCTTATCCACATTTTGTCCACAGAATGCGAACACGCTCATCGCGTGAAGGGTTTGTATGTCTGCCATTGAAAAGATTGATGAAATCGACACAGAGTCCGAGGATGTCCTTTCTTACTTCACCGCGACAAGAATGCCGCAATTCGATCCCTGCTTTCCGATGTGCGGAACCTTCGACACATGCTGTCCATTTCCGAACACTTGACCAGCAGAGGGCTGGTTCGAGGATGGAAACCAAGCGGTGGGAAATGAGAAGACGGCGCAAGAATGAATTGGACGGTTGGGAGCTTGAGCTTGTCCTAAGTCAGCTACGAAGCCTCGTCGATAATATCGAGCTGTTGAATGAAATCGAGGGCGGCAAGCGCATCCTGTTGTTCGAAGACGGCGACGTGACGGACGAGGAACGCAAGAAGGCTGAGTGGAAGGTCGCGTATTATCGAGCCGCCCTCGCCCGCGTGGAATATGGTCTTGCCAACGACAATCAGCCTGAGATGAGCGAAGAGCTAGCCGATCTTTTGGAAGGCGATTGGTGATGGATCGCGCCGACCAAACGAAGGCAGCTATCATGGATCGTCTGAAGGCGCTTTTGCTACAGCCGAACCAACCGGTCAGCTTGTTCGAGGTCGGAACGGCTTTAGTCCCCGCAGGGTATTCGGTACGAAATCTATTACGGCTTAATGTCGCTTGAGTCCGCTCGCGTCATCGAACTGATGGACGGCAACCGTTTACAGCTCAGATAGCCTGAGTGAAGAACGCTTGACTTGCCTCATTTTGCGCGATGTAAAGGTCGAACTCGTCGCTGCCGGTGCCGCGCACGGTTCCAGATAGCTGCGAAAAATGAACCGACCAATGCCATTCGGAAATCTGGTTGCCAGCAAGCTCACCAGACCAGACAGCCGCCACTTCATCACCGCGATAGTAGCCGCGCCAGAGAGCTGCGCCCTCTTCGTTCAGCCATCGGAGTGATTGGTTGTTCATCTCAGCATTCCATTTTGACGAATGCCAGTTTAGGGCACAGAGAAATGTCGTCAATAAACTATGACGTGTCGCCCAAATCGCATCGCGTCTGCCCGAATGAGCTACTTGATCTTCGTCAATAATCTGAATATCCGTCCCCGCGCGAATGCGGAAATCAAAGCACGCATTTGCTGAGGGTGGATGCGGCAGATAGGCGGATCAGCAGCTCCACCCTTTTCTAATCTACATCCGGGAAGACCTTTCGACCCAACGCGGCGTTGATCGTCGCCCAGTCTTTCCCGTTCATCCATGGGATGCGGATTGCTTCGAAAATCAACAAGTCTTGAAGCTGTTCGAGGTCTCGATAGCCGCGCAAAGACAGCTCTTCCCGCAAGAGCGGCGAGATGGGCAACGAGTGGTTCGTCATGATGGATGGATCGTCCCGAATTGGTGCGCCGCAGCATATACCATCAGAGGCATTCTGTTACGACTTGTGGTCATTACCTACGGGGTTGACGCAACATCTCGTTGAATGAAACACCTTTTAAGTCGGAACTAATGTGAGCGGCTGTCATTTCTCACTAGAAGGAGAATGAATTTGCCCTACCTCGCCTCGCGACAGAACCATCATCATCACAAACATCAGCCCAAACCGCCGTCTCATCGCGGTGTTTATCTGATGTTCGCGATCATCTTCGCCATTGCCTTGCTAACGTATCTGGGCGCGTGGGGTTTGGCGCTAGTGAACAGCGGCTGAGCAGCATGCGTCGACAGTCATAATTCCACTGTGAAGATGAGCTTGATCACCACTATAGCGATATCTATAAATCAACTTACGATAGCTCAGGTGATTTATGCACGATTCCTTCTTCGGCTTTTACAGTCCCACAGCAGATCAGTTCGATAAACTTTGGAAAGAAGGGCTCATTGTTCTCGACGCCAACACCATCTTAGACCTCTACAGGCTCCCGCCTCGCGCAAGGGAAGAATTGTTTTCAGCGCTTGAAGCAGTGAAAGACCGCCTTTGGATTCCTTATCAGGTTGCCCTAGAGTACCAGCGAAACCGTTTCACCGTAATATTTGAAAAGCGGCAGTCGACAGCAAATGTACTCGACTCAACAGCGAAATTGCTTGCTGAAATTCGGGCTAGCGTTCTAGACCTCAGACTCGACCAGTATGAAACCGGTTTTGATCCGGAAGCCGTCCTGAAAGAGTTTGACCCGCCAATCGACAAGCTTCAAGTAGCGATCAAAAACGCTCAAAGCTTAGAGCTAGATGTTGCTCAGACCGACCCTATCCGCGATCGCCTCGACGCGATTTTAGCTGGAAAGATCGGTCCAGGTCCGGCAGACAAAACGGACCTCGATAAACTCGCGAGCGAAGCAGAAACCCGGTTCGACGCCAAACAACCTCCGGGTTTTGCTGATGAGAAACGAAAAAACAAATCGACGTTCGTTCATGACGGTCTTTCCTACGTCACATGCCACGGCGACCTGATATTGTGGCGGCAACTTCTCAATCATGTCCGCACCAACAATATAAAGCACGTCATGTTCGTCACGGGCGATCAGAAAGATGATTGGTGGTGGAAAGAGAAGGGTAAGACAATCGGTCCGCATCAAGAACTAGTACGTGAAATCCGACGGGAAGCTGGTGTCGAGGTGTTCTGGATGTACCCACCAGATCGGTTTCTAGCGCAGTCAGCTCAGTACACTCAGAAGAAAGTCTCGGAGCAGTCGGTGACCGAGCTAAATCTTCTTTCCCTCCTCGCTGATACGGAAACAGCAGTAAGCGCAAGGATTAATGATGGTGAATTGCCCGACACAGATAAGTCTGTTGCGCTAAGAAAATCTTCGATTGGTCCAGCAGTTGATGATTGGCTCTTGGAACACGGCGAGCGGGCGAAGTGGACAGGATCTTTTCCTGACATCGTAGTCCTCAGCAATGGGAGACGGATTGGATACGAAATCCATCTCGCGTCGAACATCGTCAGCCCATCCTTACTACGGAACATTTTCCGTCGAGGCGAAGCGCTGCTAAAGTTCGGATCATTTCAAGCGTTTAAGGTCATCGTAGTTGCGCCAACAGCAGATCACAGGACATTCACTTACCTTACAAAACTGGTGACCGATTTGCGCATAGATTTCAGTCCCAATGTTGAAGCCGTAATTGGAAGTGTAATCGGTGGCACGTTCACCCCGCTGGTTTCATTCCCCAACGCGTTCGATTGAATGAGGCACCACGTTTCCCGCCCGCCCTGCCGGACCCGCCAAAACTCCCGCAAATCGCCATGTAATACTATTACAGAGCAAATAATCAACAAAATAGGACGATATTCCTACATTTGGCTGGTTAAGTTTGGTCATGATTGAACTACACCGGCAATGAGAATGCCGACGACACTTACTTGACTATACAAAATTAACCTCTAGAACTTTACCATTCAAACTTAACTGGATGGTCCTCATGGATTGCCGTATTTACCTTCGCGCATCAGTCTCTCAACAGGATGCGGAACGGGCTAAGGAAGACCTTGAAAGCTTCGCACGGGAACACGGGCTAAAGATTGTCGGGCGCTATGTCGAGAACGAGTCGGGCGCTTCCCTGAAAAGACCACAGCTCTTTAAACTGCTTGAAGATGCCAACCCGCACGATGTCCTTCTGTGTGAACAAGTCGATCGTTTGAGCCGCTTGAACGCAACCGATTGGGACCGCCTGAAGAAAGCAATCAAAGACCGGGAAGTCCGTGTGGTGGCGCTCGACTTGCCGACAAGCTGGCGACTGGCAACGGGTAAGGACGACTTCACCGACTGGATGTTCTCTGCCATCAACGACATGATGATGGATATGTTGGCTGCTGTCGCTCGCAAGGACTACGAGGATCGTCGCCGACGTGTCGCACAGGGTCAGGCAAAGGCAAAGCTTGAAGGGCGCTATCGTGGTCGTGGTGAAGATACGAAGCGTAACAACCTCATTGGCTCTATGCTGAGTGCTGGTCTGTCGTATACGCAGATTGAGGAAGCAACTGGCGCATCTCGCCCGACGATAGCCAAGGTAGCCAAGCGCATCAAAGAGACAGCAGCCTGAAGCGAGTGATCGATCGAACGTGATGGATTAGCCCGGACTGTTGAATAGCCCGATCATTAGCAAGTGCTACAATACTCGGCGGAAGACTATTGCCCCCGCACTTCGGTGCGATCTTCCCGCCGGTAGAGCGGGCTGGTCCTCGCTCACCGGTTGTCCTGCCGATTTTCAGTACACGGGCACCCGGCTCACCCCCTTTGCGCCGAAGATTCACTAAAAGGTCGTCCGCACAATTTTTATGTAAAATAGAAGTCCGGACCAAAACCGTGAAACGCCTGTGAAACAAGGCTTTTTGCCGATTTCCTTAATTCTATTGACCACTTAGCTTATTGGCACATGTCCTGCCCTACCAGACACGACACTTACGCAAAAACAGCTTTCAAAAACCCTTGTTTCACAGGCGTTTCACGGGGTCATTTTAAAATGAATTTTTATGGTGGTAGCTATTCTGGCTATGGATTGAACAGATGCCTTCGGCAGTCGCTTCGCTCCCTAACTGGATTTTTCAATGAGGGTTGTTCGGGTGGTCTCCCGCGCCACTTCAGTTCATCTACAAGACGATTTTTATAAAAAACATCACAAACTAGTACTTACTATATTAAAGTATCAAAATGTGATGATTTTTGAATCTATAACCTCAATATAAAAAACATCACAAAATAGGACTTACTATATTAAAGTGTCTAAATGTGATGATTTTTGAATCATAAAAACAAATCGTCCTGAATGAAAGCATTAGAGTGGCGCTGGCGATCTATCGAAAGCACATATCGGCAGCAACGATCACGAAACACATATATAAACCTCATCGAAGGTTTCATTTGAAATAGAAGTCTGCCCGACGAGCGATCGGCGAAGCAGATCGAACGGCGACTGCCGAAGGCATACTGTACAAAATTCATTTTTGATTAATATTTCTGTTGACGACACATATTCATAGTGATAGGTTGTTCGAGCAATCCGGACATGGTCCCTTTGCGCAAATCTCAAAATCGCTATATACTTTTGAAACCCTGGCTGTCGGAAATGGCTCGTGTTTCAGCCATACGTCAGCAAAGGTTTCGCTCTCCAAGACAATTGAACGTCAAAGAACCATCGCGAACTCCGACAGCCGCGATGGTTCTTTTGTTTTTATTGGAGACTAAACTATTGACTACCCAACATATTTTTAAAATTGTCGACGGTCCTGTCGGATCATTCAAAACCACTTCTCTTCTCGACCATCTTCGCCAACAGCCTGTTCCAGCGACCATTGCCACTCAGACAAATGATCTTTCTGAGCAATACGGCAGCGCCGATGGTCTCAACATCGAAATGATTTGCCGAGATGAACATGACGATGGCGACTATACTGCCGCTTCCAAGACCTACCGTGAGCTTCTGAAGGGCAATCTGGACGGCATCTTCGCAGTAAACCAGTCCGTGGCAATCGCCTGCCAAGACAGTGACCCGGATCGCGCATATTTCTTCGATGAAATTCCTTCTGTGTTCGAGACCTTCAAGTTCAACGACTTGCCGCTCACTCAGGATTTCGTCTCTGGCTGGCTGGCTTCAACCCTTGCCGACGAACCGTCGTATTATGAGATGGTTGCGAACGACCACATCCGCAACATCGCCAAGAACGGTTGGAAGGACTACCTGACGAAGGGCAAGGATGAGCTGATCACTGTCGCTCAACGCATCGCCAGCAAGCACTATCGGGTTTTCGTTCTCGCCACTGCCTTCAACGAATTCAAGAACGGTCTGCCCAAGCAGCTTCAGTTTTTCGTGGTTGCGCGCCCTTCCCTGTTTCCAGCCGATACGACCATGATTGGAGCCAATTTCGAGCGGACGTTGATGTACAGCATCTGGTCTGCCTCCGAAGAGGTCGAATTCGTTCCGCATCCCTACATCAAAGCCAAGCACGCGGATTTGCGGCACAAGGCAAAGCAGACGAAGATTCTCTATGTCAGCGAACGGAGCCTGTCCAAAAAGCTGTTCGAAGAGAAAGCCGGAACTTCAAAGCCAACAAGCTTCGGCAAAATCGGCAAAGCGACCGGAGCGGCTATTCAGAAAAATTACCCGAACACCCCATTCATCTTCGCAACAAACGTCTTCAACGAAAAGGTGAAATGGGCAGGTCCGAATGGCACGTTGATCTCAAGCAATTCGCGGGGCTGGAATGGCGGGCGAGACTTCAACATGGCGGTTTGGTTGGCAGCGATCAACTATGATCCGGCAAGCTTCACCTTCCTGAAGAAGGTCTACGGCATCGACCATGAGACAGCCAAGTACGCCCTGACGTTCGAATCCGCCTATCAGTTTGCCGGACGCACAAGTTTGCGAATGGCAGACAGCCAAGCGCCGCTCACGTTGATCTTCGGCGATCGCGCCACGGCAGAAGCCATTCAAAGCTTCATTCCCGGATGTGCCGCCCCGAAACTTCTAGATATCGGCATTCCTGAATTGCTTTTCTCAGAGAAGATCGAACAGTCAGAGACAAAATCCGTTGTCGAAGTCGATCAGGATGAGAAGAAAGCCGACGCCCGAAAGCGGAACAATCTCCGCAATCGTCGGATTCAAATTCTGAAAAATCACTCGAATACGATCCAGTACGACAACTTCAGAATTCGTCTTTGGTCGGCTTTCTGGTCAGAAGAGACATATGAATCTGGCTCGCTTGATTGGAACGATATGGTCGCGTTCTTCGGCACCAACACTCTTGAGACGGAAGTCGCATCGAAAGAGACAAACAAGCTGTATCGCGAAGGCGTTTTCTTTGATGCTGGCAATCATCTCTTGAAGGACAATATTCAGTCCAGCCGCCTCGTAATTCTCGATATGGATAATGTGACGGGCGATGTCGCTGCCCTTTCGAGTTTCCTGAAGCAACAGAAAATTACCCACCTGATTCATAGCACGTTTGGTTGCGTTAAAGTCGAAGATTACACCAAGCGCTGTATCAAAATCCGGCTGGTCATTCCGTTGACGGAAGCCGTCGATGCCGAAAATTATAGCCGGATCATTCGCCTGCTCAACAAAGACATTCAGACGAAATTCGAAGGTCAGTTTCCGGTCGATCCGCTTTGTATGACCATCAACAACCGGTTTTATGCGCCTTGCCGTCCAGAGAAAGGCGAACCGATCTTTGTGGACGGAACGTACTTCGAATTCGACATGAACCATTTCGGCAAGAAGATTCCGACCTTCTTGGATGCGAAGTGGTGTATCGCCCGTAATCTTCCGGAAGACTACGAACCGCCTGTTGTAAAGCGTCACGTCGCCGGAAGCGTTCGAAAGGCTGCTGAAGACATCGTCATTGAATGCTCCATGGCGGCAGGCAAAGGCAACGGCGACGGTCCGTTTTACAGCGCTGCCGTTGAGCTGATCAAAGCTGGATACACCAAGGAAGAAGCGATCACTGCCCTGACTGGTCGTGAAAAACTGTTCGGCTCGGGCAAGGGTCGCAACGCCGAACGCGCGGTCACCCACGCCATTAGCAGGCAGCTCAAGTTCGCTGCCTAATCCACCACCCCAATTCACCACCCGCGACACCGTCATCAAGGCGGTCCGCCCTTCATTTTAGAGAAAGGAAATTGCCTGCTCAACCTATTTGTGGCGTCTATCGCCTCTACAACTCAATTACAAACAAGACCTATTACGGGAGCGGAAAAGACGTACTCAACCGGAAAGCTTATCACTTCTGTAGACTTCGGAAGCATGCTCACAACAACTGGCTGATTCAGGCGGACTTCGACCGATACGGCGAAGAGAGTTTTGAATTCGAGCTTATGGAGCGAACCTCCCTTGCCGATCGACGCAAGATCGAAGGCGACTATGTTCGGACCATCCCGAAACCCGACCGATACAACATCTGTGAGAAGACGACCGGTGGCTGTCCTCCGGTCACTGCCGAAACCCTCGCTCGGATGTCTGCCGCTCATAAGGACAAGAAGCATACACCGGAGACGATCGCCAAGCTGAAGGCACGACCGGCGGAAACGAACGGCGGCTTCATTGGATACTTCCATGTACCGGCAGGAACCTATCCGAGCGCTTATCAGGCGGAAGACGCCATGGACGGTGTGTTGAACTTCACGACTATTCGCCGCTGGTGCCGCAACCCCGACAAGCCCTTCACGATCCACTCTTACAAGCGGTCGGCATACCTGAAATCATTCGGTCCGTCCGTCATCGGTAAGACACCGCGCGACCTAGGCTTCAGCTTCACGCCAAAGGTGAGCTGATGACCTACGTTCGCAAGACCGACCGCATTCGCCCGCCTGAGCATTGCCGGAAGATCAGTGAAGCCAATTCATCAGGCATCTACGATACCCCTTGGGGATATTTCAGCAGCCCCTACAAAGCCGTTGCTGCCCTCGACTTGAACATCTCACCGACAACGATCTTCACGATGTGCCGTAACGCCGATCGGACGATTACCCGGCTGGCGTATCGGCGGAACGTCTTCTTAAAAACACTCGGAATGTGGGTTGTCGGGCGGACTTACAGGCAAATCGGGTTTGGATTCGAGCCGAAGAAGATTTGAAATAAAAACAAACCGGATTTGTTTTCAAAACAAATGTCTCTGACTTATTTCAAATAATGGTTTTGTTTTAATTTCAAACGCGGAGTAATCCGCAATCGAACAGCTTAAATTTTCATTAAAGATATGTTGACTCTTGCGTTGAACTCATGTTTATTGCGCGGCAGTTCCTAAGCGAACCAAATCTATTGCGAAACCAATCTCCTATTTCAAAGGAAATATAATGGACACACCTATGAACGACGAATGCTTCCTATCGGCAACAATTTACGCCAATTTTGAAGACGATCAGCCCGAAACTCTCAGCGGCTTTGACGTGGAAATATTAGATGATCGAAAACACGGACGCTGGATCGTTCATCACAAAACATTCGAAAGCATTCATGATGCCTATGAGTTTGCTTACTCAAACGCTCATGAGGTAAGCCCCGCTTACTGCTTACTTAGATTTTTCGACGACGTTCGCGAAAGCAAGACGCGGCTAAAAGCGTAAACTCTAGGCGGCTGATAAACACAGCCGCCTTTTCCATTTCAGCACGAGAGCCAGGTATTAGCCTTCAGCCGATTTCCGCTTCTTGTAAGCACGCTTCGGCTTCACCGGCTCATCTGTCGCGGTCTCTCCATAGGCAGCTTCAACAAGCGCCTGAAATTTCTCATCGTTCTGAGCGGCGGTCAGCGCCGAATGAAAGAATTCGATCACTTCGTCTTTGGACGGTATGGAGTAGACCGTATCGAGCTTGCCAAGCTTCACGGTGAACCCGCTGCCATCTTCCTTTGCCCAAGACCGGTTGTTCGTATTCCCGCTCGAAAACATATCGATTTGACGCTTCAGAGCAGCAACGAACGTGGACATCTGAGCGGATTCAATCTTTTCGTATTTGCTCGCCAGTTCAAAGAAATCAGCCATTTTAATTTTCCTTCTAAATTCGATGTTCCGATAAATATCAGAAATCAAATTATTTCAAGAAGGCAAATGCGGATTCAATTCTATTTCCCAAACGGATATTCGGCTGAAATCACCCAAGCGCGCGAAAACAGCGACTTTGAAGGTTGGGTTGACCGCAAATTCGGCAGTCGAATTCGCACACTCATTGGCGACGACTTCACACTCGATATTCAGGACAACCTATTCGTTGCCAATTTCGAGAACGAACCGGACGGAATTGCCTTCCTGACCCTGTTCGGAGGACGAGCCGTTGACTGAAGATAAGCCAGTAAAGATCGATAAGAGAAAGTCGCCCGAACATCGCGAACATCTCCGAAATATTGGGTTCGCCAAGGGTAGGACCAAGACAGGCGGGGCGAAGGCTCTTCCACCTGATGTGAAACAGGCTCTTCAAGAACGCACTATGGACGCCATTTCCGTCCTTGAAGACGTGATGTGGAATTCGTCGAACGACAACGCCCGCGTGAAAGCTGCTGCCTACTTCGTGGACCCATTCGTGCCGCGACAGCCGAAGGAAATCACGGTTACTCATTCCCATTCGATCGCCGACATGCTTTCGGAAATCAATCAGCTTCGCCTCAAAGACGAGCGTGAATCTCGTAAGACGATCGACATTACACCGAACAAGAAGCCCGACGAACAGACGATCGTAGATCAGGGCTACTCCATTGTTTGAATGGCTCACGGCTGCTTTCATTGCGATCGGCATATGGCTCGCAGCAAATGGCGTACAACCTTCATATTTGGTAGGCGGCTTTTTCGGCGGAATGGTGAGAGCCGCACTGTCGAAGACCGGATCGAAGTGGGAGAAAATTCTTTCCGGGTTCATTGGTGCGATTCTTGCCGCTTATCTCACACCCATTCTTGTGACTCTGGTCAGCGGATTTGTAGTCATTCCAGCAACCTCGCTTTCGTTCGCGGTCGGGCTGATCGGTATGAGTTTCTGTGAGGCGGTTTTAGCGATCGGCAAAGACTACCGCGACCATCCCGGTAAATTGAAAGCCGACATCCGCTCATTCCTCTTAAGAATGCTTGAGAAGCGGGACTAAGCCCGTCTGCTCATCGCTCATTTTCTAAATACAGAAATGAGTGAAAACAATGATTTACAGCAGCTTCGACAGCTAATCGAGCTTTACCATCACGACATTGCGGCATTCGCGAAGCAGGTGTTCGATAGCACCCTCACCCCGAAACAGGTCGAATTTTGCGAAGCTTTTCGGACGAAACGGACAATCACTTTCCGTGGCGGTGTCGGCTTCGGCAAGACCCATGCTGAAGCGATCATCACATGGTGGTCTCTGCTGACCCACGATCAAGTTCAGGTCAGCATTTTCGGTCCTTCCGAACCGCAGTTGCGCGGCGGCATCTGGAAAGAGCTACAAATCCTTCACGGGCGAATGTCCCCTATCTTCAAAGATGCGTTCGAAGTCGCCGCGACCCGTATCAGCCGCAAGGTCAATCCGAGTAGCTGTTTTGCCGAATACCGCCTTGCCAGCGGGGACAAGCCCGACAACGCTCGTGGTATTCACGCAGTCAACAATTTCGTCATCGTTGATGAAGCCTCCGGTATCGATGATGCGGTCTATACCGGCGCTCTTCTCAACATCCTCACCGACCCGAACGCCAAGCTTTGCCTCGTGTCCAACCCGTCGAAGGCTTCCGGCTTCTTCTGGCGCACCCACTGCGATCCGGACATTCAAGACGAATGGACCCGTGTCCATGGTCAGATGCGCGATAGCCCGCACTTCGACCCGGCGACCTTCGAACAGCTCGCAAAGAACTATGGCGGTCCGCTCAGCCGCGAATATCGCGTCATGGTCCTTGGCGAGTTCCCCCTGTCCGACATTGACGGTCTAATTCCGCGCGAGCTAATCGAAACCGCTATATCCAACAAGGATGTCGAACCTGCCTCGAACATCGCCCCTGTCTGGTCAGTCGATCCGGCAGGCGCGGGCAAGGATAGTTCGGTCCTCTGCCAACGGCACGACAACAAGGTTCTGGATTTCCATGAGTGGCGTGGACTCGATCCCACCGCCCTATCGTTCAAAATCCGCGACCTTTATCAAGCTACACCGAAGCACCTTCGTCCATCGGTAATCGCCGTTGACAGCACGGGCCTTGGAAACGGCGTCTACAGCAACCTTCGCGAATTTGGTTTGCCTGTTCATTCTTGTATTTTTGCCGGAACGCCAACCCGCAATCCCGAAAAATATCACCGTGTTCGTGACCAGATTTGGTTTGAGATGCGTGAGTGGTTCACAACAGAAAATGTCTCCATTCCGAATAACAATCGACTGGTCGAAGAGTTGGTTAGCGCGACCTATGACGACGGTTCCGGAAAGATCAAACTTGAAGACAAGAAGTTAATGAAAAAGAAGCTTGGTCGTTCGCCTGACTTTGCCGACGCCTTGGCAATCACATTCGCACCAAATCAGAGCCGTTTCACCTCGAAATATTCGTGGTCGAAACCGATCGAATACGACTTTCTACAAACCCTTCAGTGACCAATCGAACTGAACGATTTCTCTAAATATGGGAAATATTCCCTACGAGATTGTTCATTTATGACTACTGAAGACGAATCTATTCTGAAAACAATCACCCCGCAATTGAAGCAGGCGGTGACTTGGTCGAATAGCAATATTGCCGAAAAAATGGAAACGGCTCTCAAGCACTACAAGAGAGAGGCGTTGCCGGGTGATGACAAGCTGAAAGGCAAATCGAAATGGGTGTCCAGCAAGGTTCAACAGCACGTTGATTGGCTGAGCGGACAATTGGTTCGCATTCTCGATTCAGCGGAAAATGTCGTCGAATTTTGCGGAATTGATCCGTCTGATGACGCCATCGCTCGCCAGCAGAACACCGTCGTCAATTGGGTTATGAAGACCAAGAATAGCCATGTAGCCTATCTTCAGCCGTGGATTCAGAATGGTTTGCTCACGGGCTTGGGTATTCTCACGGCGGAATTTGAAGTTGAGACGGAAGAATCGTTGCCGCGCCTACTGAAGCGCGTTCCGAATGAACATCTGGTCGCACTCAATCAGCAAGAAGAACAAGGCCTGATCGTCATCGAAGAGGTGGGCAAGCCAGAGACCGTTCCCGGTCCGATGGGCATCAGCGAAGTCCGCGACCTGAAAATTCGCTCGGTCAAACGCATCCCGAAGTTCCAAATCCTTTCAGTGCCTTGCGAAGATTTCATCGTTTCAAAGGACGCCAAGTTTGACCCGGAGACCGGTGGAATCGATGCTCGAATCCAGGGTCATCGGAAGCTTGTGAGCCGTGGCGACCTGCTGGAAATGGGCTTTGAACGCGAGAATATCGACGCCCTGCCCGCTGCTTCTGACAAGACCGATGGGATTGCTCTTGAACGTTCGAAAGACCTTGCCGGAGAGCAAGGCGTTGGTCCCGATGATGTCGAGGTTTTCACGATCTACACCAAGATGAAGATCGGCAAAGATCGCAAGGCTCGTCATTGGCGGCTCACCATCGGTGGCGACCTCGAAAATCGCCCTGTTCTTCTGGACCACACAGAAGTGAGCAAGATCGCGCCTTACGCTGCGTTCTGTCCATTCCCCATTGCCGACACGCTCTTCGGGCTTGGCATCGCTGATCGCCTTGCCGACGACCATGTGCTTCTCACCCGCATCTATAGAAGCGTGTTGGACAGCCTTAGCCAATCGGTCAATCCGATCAAGATCGTGAACCCTGACACAACGAATGTCGAAGACCTTCTGAACACCCATGCGGGCGCTATTGTTCGATCAACTGACCCGACAGGTGGCATCAGCTACAACAAACCGCCATTTGCCGGTGCCGACGCCATGCCGGTGATCGACCAATTGTCCCGTGAGCTTGAATATTCGACCGGCACTGGTCCGACTATGGTCGGTGTAAATGGAGAGGACTTTTCGCGGGTTTCGGCGACTTCCGCTAACCTCCGTTCGAACGCGTCTCAGCTACTCATTGAGATGATCAGCCGCTTCTTTGCCGATACTGGCTATCGCGCTTTGGTGAAGATCGTGGTGGACCTTCTTATTCAGAAGCCGGAAGAAGCTGCCGAACTGATTAGTCGCCTCACCAACGGGCAAGCCATTCCTTTAGACGAATTCTCGACGGATTTCGATCTTCAGACCTCTGTCGCCTTCGGTGTGATGTCTCGCGACCAATCGCAAGCTCAGCTTACCAACCTACTTCAGCAGCAATATCAGGCGCTCCAAGCCGGGTTGCCCGTCGTCAACGCACAAAGCATCTATTCGACGCTGTCCAAGCTGATTGAAGGTCAGGGTCTGAAGAACACCGCACCCTTCCTTGTCGATCCGGCGACGATTCCAGCGCAACCGCCTGCCCCGCCGCCTCCGGACCCGAACGCCGGTCTTATCGAGATTGAGAAGGTCAAGGCCCAATTGAAGGCACAGTCAGACGAAGCCGACAGGCAGTTCCAGATAGCCAAGCACGCCGCCGATATCGACTTGAAGCGCGCCGAACTCCAAATGGAATACGAACTGAAGGCCCGCGAACTGGAACTGAAGTACGCCAAGCCAGTCGAAGACACCGTCACCATCGTTCAGGAAGTGCCGTCTTATCCGGAGGCCTACGTATGAAGACGATCGACCGCGCAAACGCTGCTCGCAGGCTCAAAGAGAACACTGACTTCGTCGAAATCATTGCTTGTGTTGAAGCCGATATTTTCGAGTCATTCCGCAACGTTCAACTGAATGATCAAGACGGTTTGGCGAAAATCCATCAGCTTTCACACGGGTTCAAGCTCCTCAATCAGCGGATCAATAAATACATTGAAATTGCGGTTCTTGAGGCAAATCAGGAAGCCGCAAAAGAAGAAAGTTACTAAATAAAACCAAATTGAAATTCATAGGCTATTTTAATGGAAAACGAAGCAACAATCCCGGAACAGGGAACTGCGATTAATGTAAATGAGGCTGCTGACCTAATCAGCAAAATGAACTTCTCTGATGACTCTACGGAGCAAACTGAAGAGCTTGTTGAAAACGAACCGACGACCGAAGAAACCGAAGTTGTCGAGACTACACCAGAAGAGCAGTATTTCGAATTTGACGGCGAACAGATTTCGCTCTCGGATTTGCGGAATGGCTATCTGAGACAGCAAGATTATACGCGCAAGACGCAAGAGATTGCGGAACAGCGTCGTGTTTACAATGAGAACCAGCGCGACATCAACGCACTCCGTTCGGAAGCACTCCAAGGCCTTGAAGCCCTAAAGCAGCAAGTTTCCGCTCAGTTTCGCACGATGGAAATGCCGGATTTCGATTGGCTTGCTGAGAACGACCCCGGCGAATATGTGCGCCAGAAGGCAATTTGGGAAAAGCGTGAACACGCGGTTCGCCAGATGTATGAAGCTGAACAGCATATCAAGCAGAAAGCAGCCGAATACGAAGCCGAACAGCACAAGCTTGCTATTCAGGAATCAAGCGCGAGTTTTTACGCGAAATATCCTGAACTGAAGGATGCCGGTAAGTCGGAAGAAGCCTTTGATGAAATCACCCAATATCTGTTGGATACGGGTTTCAATGAGGACGAAATTCGGTCGGTCAGTGATTTTCGGATCATCGATATCTTGTGGCAGAATATTCAGGCGCAGAAGACGCGCAACAGCATTCCGCAGGTTGTCGAAAAGATCAATCAGAAGCCAGTCATTTCGCAGAAAAATGCGCGAACGGCTCCGGACTTCAATCGACAGAAATTCGATAAATTCAACAACTCGCGTTCGGTCGCAGACGCAGCCGAACTAATCAAGTCACTACTCTAAGAAGAAGAAGGTTCAATAATGCCCACTCTCATTTCCTCGCAGGTCACCCACGTTAAAGAAGACCTCGCAACCGTAATTTCCATGATTTCGCCGGAAGAAACACCGTTCGTTTCGTCGATCGGCAAGACCAAGGCAACCGCTACAAAGCATGAATGGCTTCAGGACACGCTTGCTGCTGCTAATTCCTCGAACGCTGCCGTTGAAGGTGCCGACGCAACTGACACCACACTGGTTTCCCCGGTCCGTCTCGCGAACCAAGCGCAGATCTTCGTTAAAGATGTGCGCGTGAGTGGCACTCTTCAGGCTGTATCGACCGCTGGCACCTCTGATGAACTCGCTCGCCAGATCGCCAAGGCAGGCAAGGAAATCAAGCGCGATATCGAAGCCGCTTTGGTTTCCGCCAATCCGTCTGTCGCATCCGGTGCTCGTAAGCTCGGTGGTGCCGAAGCTTGGATTCGGAGCAACGCTCAGCACGGCGCGAACGGCGTGACCGTAGGTTATTCGTCTGGCGCTGTCGGTGCGGTCACGCCCGGTACTGCCCGTGCCATGACCGAAGCACATTTTGTGACCGCGCTTCAGGGCATCTGGACCGCTGGTGGCGATCCGAAGAAGGTCATCGCTCCGGGCACACTCAAGTCGAAGATTTCGACCTTCGTCGGCGGTGGCACCAAGCAGCAGAACGCCAAGGACAAGACCGTCTATCAAGCAGTCGATGTCTACACGTCGGACTTCGGCACTGTCGATATTCTGCCGCACCGCTTCATGTCTGCCACGACCGTCATCGCCTTCGATCCGGAACTCTGGAATCAGGCTGTTGTCCGCTCCCTCGAAAAGAAGGAACTGGCGAAGACCGGCGACAGTGACAAATTTCTCTTGGTCACAGAAATCTCGCTGGAATGCCTGAACGAAGCGGGCAACGCCAAGATCGCCGACCTGAACGGCTGATAATTACAACTTCAGGAATGAACTAAGGGCGCTCTTTGGGCGCTCTTTTTTTGCGTCCAATCGCCAGAACGCCTTCGCCGCTAAATACAGGAAAACTTTAGCGGAAAGGATAATGAATAGTCCAACTATCGGCGATCTCGTGCCATCGGGCACGATCATTTGGGAAGATACACCCACTCATACGGTCTACCTGACCCGCGACGGCGACAAGCTGAAGATTACGACCGTCCAGAAGGTCGAAGCCATTCTCGAACAGAATGCGCGGGAAGCTGCCGACTTCAATCAATCCGGTAGCCATGGCGATCTAGTCAAAGTCGCGAGCGTTCCGAACAGCCTCTATTGGGACTGGCAACGTCAGGGCATTACCGACGATCCGGAAGCCATGCGCCGCCGCCTCAATGACTCCGATCATGCGAAATTCCGCGTGAACAATTGGAGGCTTTGATTTGACCTTCGATGAGTTCACCCAATGCCTGATCGACCTTCAAATTCGTCAGGATGCTCCGAATGAAAGCCTTCTTCGCCGTAGTGAATCGTATCTCCGTGTAGTGACAAAACACCCGGCGAGTGAACGAACCGTCCTTCTCCCGATCGTTGACGGTAAAGCGACGTTGCCAACCGACTTCCTCGAAATGCGGCTCATTACCGGTACGAAGACCTATAAGCCAGTCGCTCCGATGGCGGCAAAACTGACTGAAGATGAAGTCGGCTATTATCGTGAAGGCAATGATCTCGTCTTCGTTGGCGAACCCGATGCGGAAGTAGCACTACTCTATCATTTCGCCTTCGCCGATCTCACGGCAGACCAGAGCAATTGGCTCTTCGATCGCTTCCCGAACGTCTACATCGCAGCGGTGATGAAATCGTTCGAGCAATGGCAGCGAAACGCCGAAGGGGTAGCTATCGAAGACGCTGCCTTGAAAGAAGCGCTTGGTGTAGTCGCTGAAGATGCCCGTCGTTCCCGTATCACCGGTCCAATCATCATGGGTGGTTCGACATGGCAGTAATCGACGTACCCTTTACGAGCTTCGCGCCCGACCTTCCTGCCCTGAACAATCCCGGCTTCACGCGCATCCACAATGCGACTGCCGGTCGTGGTTCGAGCCAAGGCGGTGTCACGCTCTATCCGCTCAAAGCCGCTTCTCTGTATTCGGACACATCGATGTCGTCGCGTCCGCTTGGTTCGGCGATCGGTCAAGACCGGGATGGCAACGCAAAGGTCTATGGCGGCGATGCCACTCACCTCTACAAGCTCTCACCTTCGACGAGAGAATGGACCGATATCAGTCGAGTAGGTGGATACACCACGCCCGACAAAGAGCGCTGGAAATCAGTCGAATTCGGCTCGCTCCAAATCTTCACGTCCTATGCCAACGAGCCTCAGTACATCGACATGAACGCCGACGTTCAGTTCGCCAACCTCACGACATTGGTCAAAGGACGACACATCAACACCCACAAGGGTTTTGTCATTCTCGGCAATACCTACGATGCTTTGGACGGTGGTGTTCCATATCGAGTCCGTTGGTCCGGCATTGAAGCTCCGGCAGACTGGACCTTTTCGGCAGCAACCCAAGCCGACTTCCAAGACATTCAGGGTTATGGAGCCGTTCAAGGCATCGTGACCGACGACTCCTGCTATGTGCTGCTTCAGCGCGGCATCGTTCAGATGACCTATATCGGTGCGCCTTACGTTTTCCAGTTCACCGATCGCGTCGTCGGCAAAGGTTGCTCGTGTCCGGAGTCGGTCATCACCGTCCAAGGAACATCGTTCTTCCTTTCTGACGACGGTTGGTATGCCCTTCAGGGTGGGCAGCTTCAGCCGATCGGCAATGGTCGCATTGATCAGTGGTTCCTAGACACATTCGACGCCACACAGGCGCACTTGATGACGGTAGCAGCGGACCCGCGCGAAACGCTGGTTTATTGGCAATTCGTGAGCAAGGACAGCGCAACCGGTCAGCCCGATATGATGCTGATCTATAACTATTCGTCCGGCGAATGGACGACTGCCGACGCCACCACCCATTTCATCTTCAACGCCGTTTCCCTGCCTTGGACCATCGATCAGCTCGATAGCTTCGGCACTCTCGATATGGTCCCTTCCTCATTCGACGATCCAATCTGGTCCGGCGGCAAAGCTATGCTATGGGGCATGAACAACTCTGGCGCGGTCTATTCCTTCGGCGGTCCGACACTCGAACTCAGCGTAGAAAGCCCGGAATACCAGCTTTCCAAGATTGTCCCCAATGAGGGACAAGCCGATATTTCCCGTATCGATGCCGTTCGACCGCTGTTTGAAGGCGGCGGTACAGCACGAGTCCAGGTCGGCACCCGATCACTGACCAATGCCGATGTCTCGTGGTCGGATATTCGTGAAACCCATCCAGAGACCGGCTTTGCCTATCATCGGTCACAGGCTCGATTCCACCGTTTCCGCGTCACGATCGCGGGCGACTGGCGCAAAGCCTTCGCACTTCAGATCGACGCCAGAAGTGCGGGGCGGCGCTGATGGTTCAATCAATCTACAATCACAATGACGCCCGACAGGTAGGTCAGATCGTCAACCAGCTTGTTGCCGCTCTCGATAGCGCGACCGGCTCTGTTTCGCTTGCCACATCGACGACCACGACCACGGTCAACAATCCGAAAGTCACATCGCAAAGCCGGATATTCCTTCAGCCTCGCAATGCCGCCGCTGTCTCTGCCGCCGCTTTCATCTCATCCGTCTCGAACGGCTCATTCGTCATCGGTCATGCTTCAGCAGCAACCGTTCGAACGTTCGACTATCTGATTTTCTCAACATGAATGTCGGCTATTCAGACGCAGAATATGAGCGTGTTCGCGATTGGCTTGTTTCGGCTTTGATCATAGCTCCCGGTCCGTTCGATGAAACCGAAATGCGCGACAAATTGCGGTTTGGCGAATGGCTGTTGGTCACGACGCCAAATGCCGGATGTGTGCTCGAATTCTTCGAAGAGAACGGCGAAAAAGCGGCAAATATTCTCGTAATCGGCGGGAAGATTGGCGGTTCATTGCGTGAAATCATGACCGCTTGTGATGCCGTTTGTAACGCTCTTCGGCAGATGAATTTCGCTTACATTTGCGGAACTCCACGACGCGAATTCCATAAATACCTAATCAAATTTGGCTTCGAAAAAGCCGGAAAGGACGAATTTATAAAGAGGCTTTAGCTTAGTGACTTCAACACCAAAAGAAACAACAACCAAGGTCGAACCTTGGGACGGCGCGAAAGGCTATTTGCTCGATCAGTATAAGAACTTCGATCAGCTTCTAAAAGACGGCGCTCCGAAGCCATATGCTGGAAACACGTACAACGAACAGTCGCAGCAAACCAAAGATGCGCTGACGCAGGCAGAGAATATCGCTCGGAACGGCAACACGTCTGTTCTGAACAACGCCAACACTGCCGTGAACAATGTCCTCAATCAGAACGGCAATACTCAGGCAAACCAGACGCTTTCGCAGCTTCAGTCTGGCGTAAATCTCGGCACCAATCCGACTGACGCCATTTCCAAGGCTATTGCTCAGGGCACACCTTCGGCTGGTCAGTCCTACACTAATCCGGCTGCTGGTCAGGCTGCTGGAATGAATGGCTACACAAATTCGGCATCCGGGCTTCAATCAGCTCAGGCAAACAGCCTTGCGGGTTCGAACAATCCGGCGATGGCATACCTTCAGCAGACGGCTTCCGGCGCGAACATCGGCAATAATCCGTATCTCGACTCCATGGTCTCGAACCAACAGGACAAGATTGCCGAAAAGCTGAAGAACGTCACCAATCCGGCGCTCACGTCGCAGGCGGCATCTCTTGGTCGTATGGGTTCCGGTGCTTTCGCCACACAGTTGAACAACGCCAACGCTACCGCTGCGAACGAGATGTCGAAGGTCGCGACCGATCTTTACGCGAACCAGTACAACACCGACGTTCAGAACCAGATGGCGGCGGCTTCTCAGTTTGGCAACTTTGCGAGCCAAGACACCGCAAATCGTCTCCAAGCCAACGCTGCCCTTTCACAGACCGACAACGCTCAGCAAGCTCAGCGGCTCGCCGGAACCCAGCTTTACGGCAACCTGAATAGCGATCAGCAGACTCAGCGCCAGAACGCTTTGAACGGCGATCGTTCATATCAGCTTAGCGGTCTCAGCCAGCTCGGCAGCAATTACCAGAACAACATTCAGAATATGCTTGCCTCTGGCGATCAGCGAATGAATGCCGCCACGTCGCAGCAAGCCGGTCAGAACGCTATGAACGGTCAGCAGCTTCAGGCTGCTTCCATGGCAGGCAGCATCTACGGCAACCAGTATCTTCCGGCTCAACAGCTTGCCGGTGTTGGTGCTGATCGTGATGCGTATAATGATCTCGTGCTTCAGTCGAAGATTAATTCGTGGGATCGCTCGCAACAGCAGCCGCTTCAGAATATCGGCAATTTCGTCAATCTTCTCAATGGCGGAAACTACTCGAATACGACGACTCCGGTCTATACGAACACTGGCGCTCAGGTTCTTGGCGGCTTGTCTTCACTTGCCGGTCTCTTCGCCCTTTGCTCGAAAACTGTGAAAACGATCCATTCCTTTATCGGATACATGCCACTGGTCAACGGCGGTCAAATCCCGATTTACCAGTTCTCGTACACCGACGATCCGGAGCAAAAGCTTTGGGTTGGTCCGATCGCTGAAGAAGTTGAAGAGCAGCTTCCCAACACTGTCGTAGAGTTCATCGGCAAAAAGCACATCAATGTCGAAGCCTTCATGAAGGAGGCTGCGTAAATGGGCGTGTTTGATTTTTTCAAAAAGACTGACGGCAATGACCTTCAGGCTGTCGTTTCGCCGGACAAGAAGAAGAAAAACTTCCTCGAACAATTCCTTCCGGAAGACGAAGACAAGCGACAGGCCCTCGCCCGTGCGCTCATGTCCGGTGGCGCTGCCGCAATGGTCGCGGGTGGTCCGTCTGTTGGAAAGCCGACCAATCTGCTTCAGGCCCTTGGTGCCGGAATCGGCGCTGGCACGTCCGCCTACGGCGAAGATGTCTTGAACCAAGCGAAGATGAGCGCATCCCGCAATACCGCGCGAAACGATCAGATCAAGCTTCAGATGGCACAGGACAAGGCGACCCGCGCGAAGGCTTTTGCCGACAAATATGGCGCTCCGGGAGTGAACGGCTATTCGCCGGAAGCGCTGTCCGAACTGTTCCAAATCCAGATGGAAAGCGGCGACGAAGCTGGCGCACGCGATACTCTCGGCATGATCCAATCTTTACAGCAGACCGCTTCGAAAGCTGGCATGGTCGTTGGTCAGAACGGCAAATACGAACTGGCTGGCGGGTATGGCGAAAGCCTGTTCGACACCAAGAAGGCGGAAAGCCTTGGTTCGGCTGTTGGTCAGAACGCTCAGTACACGACCGATCGGAAAGACTTCATGTACGGCGCTGAGAACCCTGAGTTCCGAAAGTACGAGACTGACAAGGCGAAGAGTAATTCGACGAACGTGAACGTTAATACGGCTCCGAAGGACGGCGAAATCTTCAAGGCGCTTCAGGCTGAACGCGAGAAAGCTGCCGGATCGCAGAATGGTCTTCGCCTCGTCTATGAGATGAAACAGGCCTTGCCGAACGCAATCCTCGGTTTCGGCTCCGATTATCTCCTTTATGGACAGAAAGCCATTGCCGCTCTTGGTGGTGATGCCAGCCGGGTTGTCGATACTGAATCGCTCAAAGTGAACGCCATGGAACTCGCGGCTTCAATGAAGGGCGAACTCGTCGGCAATCAGCAGATTTCTGATAGCGATATGAAGTTCGTTCAGGCTGTCGCTGCTGGCGATACAAGTCTGGACGGCGGAACGATCAAGCGTCTTGTCGACATCCGTGAGAAGCAGCTCACCGGCAACATTCAGCGCTACAATTCGCGTATCGATGAAATCTATCCGGACAATGCCGAGAACAAGGTCAACCGAAATTACTTCGGCGGCATCAGCGTCCCGGAGAACCCGCACACCAAGAAAACCAGTCCATCACCGTCCGGTGACTCTGCGAAGACCTCGCGTGCCGGTGGCGCGACCGTCGTCAACTCTGAAGCTGAATTCAATGCTCTGCCGCCGGGTACATCGTTCCGGTTTGCCGACGAAGATGTCGTGCGGGTAAAGCGCTAATGGCTGACTACATCCGATACTTTAATCAGGGTGCGACCCGTTCTCGCCCGTTGAACGAAGACCTCATCAAGCGTCTCGCCTATCTCCAAGATATGGGCATCACCGCTCACGTCATGTCTGGCGGACAACCCGGCAAAGACGAAGGCGGTCCTCGAACCGGAAGCATTCGCCACGACCACGGTAATTCGATGGATGCCGACTTCTACATGGGCGATCGAAAGCTCGATTGGAATAATCCGGACGATCTCCCGATCTTCCAAGAGATTGTTTCGAAGGGCAAAGCGGCTGGCATCACCGGCATTGGCGGCGGCAACGATTATATGGGTGGCGGTCGCCTTCACATGGGTTTCGGTGAACCGTCGCGTTGGGGAGCCGGTGGAAAATCTGCCAATGCTCCCGGCTGGCTGGCGTCCGCTTACGACGGCACGAAGTACGATCCGTCGACGGACGCTGTTGCCGCCGCTCCGAAGCCACAACCACAACCATCACCGGTCAGTGACAACCCGCTCATGGCGTCTGTTCAGGCGAAAGCTTCGGACCCGAAACCGGTCGAACCTGCCAAGCCAGAGAGCCACAACGGAATATTAGTGAACGCTTTCAACAAGTTGACCGGAAATTCATTTGAGGTGCCCTCTACCATCCTCGGCGCGAAGACTGGCGATGTCATGAAGGGCATCGGCGGCATTGGCGACTTTGCCAAGAGCATGATGGAAAGCGACGAAGCTATAAATAAGCAGATACAGGCAAACGCTCGAAATTCGGGTCGTTCGAACACACCCGTCGAACTCGATTTCACACCGACTGCCATGCTGAAACGTAAACGGAGAGGTTCGCTTTCCGGGTTAGGAGGCTACCTCGCTTAATGAGTGATTGGAAATCAAAGGCTATCGCGGGCAGTACCGTTGCTGGCGATATGTCAGATTGGCGTCGAAAGGCTATCGAAGCCAGCCAGATTCAGCGTGATATTTTCGCCGATGGTCCTTCGGAAGCTGACATCGATTTCAGCCGTGATGCCCCTGCCCTTATCCGGATGGAAGTTGGCGCGCTCGACAAAAAAGACGATCGACTGAAAGCTCTTCAGAAGACCTATCCAGACGCGAAACCATACGGCGACGACAACTTCATTTACACTGACCCGTCTGATGGAAAGGTCCGGCTTTACAACAAGGAAAGCTGGTTTCCGTCACTCGGAGACGTGGCAAGTGCGGTCCCAGAATTTTCCGAAGCTGCTGGTGGAGCGGTCGGCGGCATCCTCGGTGCTATTGGCGGCGGTGCGGCTGGCTCAGTATTGCCAATCCTTGGAACAGCGTCCGGGGCAACGGCAGGCGCAGTTTCAGGCGCAGGCACAGGCAGCGTCATGGGACGTGAATCCGCCCAACGCGGCTTGAATTATCTCTTCGGCAATGACGACACCCGAACCGGTGGCGAACAGCTCGTCGATGCTGCTCAGACATTTGCTCTTGGTGCGGCTGGTGAAGGTGTCGGTCGCGCGGTCGGTGCTGGCTTCAAGGCTGGCAAAAACGCATGGACGCGCCATGTCATTGGTGATGTCGATAGCACTGCCCAAGCTGCCGAACGTGCTGCCGACTGGCGCGCGATCGGTGCGGAGCCAACAGCCGGTATGATCACCGGCAACAACAAAACATCGCTGCTCGAACATGCGCTCATCCCGACCCGATCGGGTGCGGAAATCGACAGACGCGTAAATGACGCTTTCTCGAAACAGACAGACGAATTCGGTAGGATCGTCAGCGGTCTCTCGGATCGTCCGCTTTCCGTCGCTGAAGCCGGTGAAGCTCTTCGCGCGCAAGCTCAGGCAGCCAAAGACGCAGGTTTTGCCCGTTCGGAACAGCTCTATGATGCGGTTGGCGAAAAGGTCACCTCCCCGGCTGTTCTCGAAAGCACTAGCTCATTCCTGAAGGGTTTGACCGAAGCACGCCAAAAATTCGGAAATTTCGACGAACTCACGCGCGGTTCGCAGACTGACTCCGTCATCAATCAGGCAACCGCGATCGTCACGGATGCTCAGAAGGGCATGTCGTTCGACCAGCTCAAAGCCGCTCGAACGTACATCGGACAGACTGCCGCCGACACCGACGACAAGGTTCTGAAAAACCACCTGAACGGGCTTTATGCGTCTCTGACCAGTGACATGGAGAGGACTGCCGCTGCTTCAGGTCCGGAAGGGCTTCAGGCTTTTCGCAAGGCAAACAATAACTTCCGTAGACTCGTGGATGATGAAAACGGCTTCGGCAAAGGTTCGACCGCTTCCACCCTACTGAACAAGGACACCGACGACCTACTGAACTGGTCTCTCTCCGGCGCGAAGAATGGCGGCAACCGTATCGCCCAAGTTCGCCGCACAATCCAGCGATCGGAAGGCGGTCAGGATGCCTGGAATCAAGTTCTCTCCGGGATTACCGACCGACTTGGACGCAATTCGGCAGACGAATTCGATCCGGGCACTTTCATGCGGAACTGGAATAAGATGTCGGACGAAGCCAAGGGCGCTTTGTTCAACGGCACTTCCAACCAGCAGTATCGCCAAGACCTCGATAGGCTCGCCCGGATCGCCGACAATTACACGAAGTACAGACGCGGGACCAACGGGTCAAATACAGAAAACCATCGCGCCATCAAGAACAGCCTGAATCCGTTCAGCACGGAGAACGCTGTCTTCAGCTTCTTCGGACTGGCAACGACGGCGAACCCGATCACCGGTTTGGCGGCAGGCGTTGGCAAAGCGATCGCAACACGCGGTGCTGCTCAGGTCTCACAGGGTAGCCGTGCGAAGTTGCTGACCAATCCGGAAGTCGTCAATTGGATGGCAAACCTACCGAAAGCCGAAATGAAGAAAGGCGGCATCAAAGGTCATTTTTCCAAGCTGGTGGACCTTCGCAAGAAGACATCGGACGAAGGACTAGCAGCGGCGATCAACGATTATCTCCGCGACCTAAATTACGAAGAAGAATAATAAAAAGAGGCGGAAAACGCTCAGATGGCAGACTTAATCGCTTCGACGTGGTCGCAGCAAGACGCAGACAATACAGCAGTAGCACCAGCCGGTGTTCAGGGAAGCTATTCGCCTTCTCAGGTCGCTCCGATCATCCGGGCGATCATGGGCGCGACCAAACGCTTCTACGATCAGTCGAATCCGACTCTTACTACCACTGGAACAGGCGCGGCGTATGTCCTGACCTATGTACAGGGTCCGACGACATATTCGAAAGGCATCATCTACCGGTTTTTCAGTCACGCGAACAATACTGGTGCCGCAACCATTAATATAAATGGACTCGGAGCCAAGTCGATCCTGTCTCAGCTCGGCAATCCTCTGACTGCGAACCAGATCAAGACCGGCGATGTCGTCGAAATCGTCTACAACGGCACCAGTTTTGTTTTGATTTCAAATGAAAAGCAGGCACCGACTTTCACCGGACCCGCTACATTCAACGGTAGTGCGACCCTTGTCGATACAAACCCCGCTCTTTCGCTGAAACGCGCCAACACTCAGATTGGCGTGCTGACCTTCGACGGCTCGGCAAACACGGGCAATCTAGTCCTTCAGCGTTTCAGCCCTGCTACCGGAGCGGCGGAAGGTGCCCTGACCATCAATGGCAATGGCGTAAACGACCTCAAGTACAATGGCGCAACAGTATTCCACACCGGCAATGACGGCGCTGGTTCGACGCTCGATGCTGACTTGCTCGATGGCTTGGACAGTACGGCTTTCTATCGGAACAACGCAGCTTTCGGTACGACCGGCAACCTGACCATTACGAATGCCGCACCATCGATCATCCTTCAGGACAGCACGGCGTCTTCGTACAACACCCGCGTCATTGTCGATGGCAATAATCTCGCCTTCCAGAAGTCTACCGATCTTTCGACTTGGACGACGTTCCTTCAGATTGAAATGGATACGACGGCGGCAACGCTGAACGGTTCTTCCATCTGGACCGACGCCTACGCCACCACGGCAGTCATCAACGGCAAGATCGGCTACACCCCGTCGAACGCTGCCAATTCGATCACGGCTGGCAATGGTTTGACCGGTGGCGGCACTCTTGCGGCAACCCGAACGGTCACTCTCGGTACGCCAAGTGCGATCACGAATGCGACCACGAATTCGGTTACGTCGACTTCGCACACCCACGAATTGACGTTGACCGCTTCGGACATCAACGGGTTCCTCGGTTACACGCCCGCGAATATCGCATCTCCGGCTTTCACGGGAACACCGACCGCCCCTACTCAGGCGGCTGGCAACAACACGACACGTTTGGCAACGACCGCGTTCGTCACGACGGCGGTAAATAATGCTGCCTATACGCCAACTGATTGGATTTACACCGGCACGTCGGTCAGCAACGCGAACTACCCGGTTGGATCATATCTTGTTGCTGGTGGCGCAGGCGCGGTTAATCGCAACGCGGCGATGGCTGTTTACACGTACTCGCCAAACAGTTCGCAATACGTCACAAGTCAAACGACTGGCATTCTTATGGCAGGAACTTGGAACGCTCGCGGACTGACTTCCGACAATACTGCTTCATTCCAGAGGACCGCTTAATGACTATCGCACTACACCAAGTATTTTCCGTTCGTGAAACAAGAGAGCCGTCTGTCTATCTTCTGAATGTCGACATCACCGACATGAACGGCGACCGCTACCAAACGGAATACGGAAGCCGCCCGGAAGACACCTTCGGTCTCAACCCGACAATTCGGCAATGGCTTGTCGATAATCAGGGTTCGTACACGATCGAACCGTTTGTCGAGCCGGTCCTGACGCCGGAAGAAGTCCGGGCGAATATGCCTGCTCTCACCTCACGTCAATTCTGGATGGCGGCGGCGAACATCGATATCGATAAGGACGTACTCGTGTCGACAATTAAAGCCGCCATGCCAGACTCGATTGATCGGAAGATGATGATCGCCGAATTGGAAGCATCTAGTTTCGAGCGAATGAACCCGACTGTCATCGACCTTATGGAGCTACTGGAAATCCCGGCGGAACAGGTCGACGCGCTATGGACATGGGCGGCTCAGCTTTAAAGCTTTGGAACGTTTGTCCGACACGCTTGTTCTAGACCGTCACGAGGGTGCGACAGTTGTTTACGACTGGTTTCTCCCTGTCGACCGAAGCATCCTCGTGGCATTCGCCTATTTGGAACACTTTCACAATTTTAATAATTTTTTGGAACGATTATTTTCCTTCCACATTATTTCAAGCGAACAAACAGGGAGATTATACCATGTTCAAGACAATCGCAGCTTCAATCCTCGCTCTCGGTCTCGCTACCTCCGCATCCTATGCTCAGACTTCGAAATCTTCGAACACTGATGCGCAGGCTGGCTCCGGCGGCACTGTTCAGACGCAGACTCCGGGCGCTACCGCTCCGGCGATGAAGATGGATAATACCACGACCAACAGCACGACCGGCGGCAATGCGGCTGGTGGCGCGGCTGGCATGTCCGGCACGTCGGCTGCTGGCACCAATGAGAACTGCCCGGCTGGCACTCCCGGTGCTGGCGTGAACAGCGCGCCGAAGGGCGACATGGCAGCTACCAACCCGAACTGCCAGACCAAGTAAGCAGACCTCACAACAGATAAGCCCGGTTTTGCCGGGCTTTTTTGCGTTTTTTTGTCGCTAAGACAACCGTCAGTGTTTCTGCTGTTGGGCGAGCCGCATTGCTTTCAACCGTTCCGTTTTCTCAGCTCTCTCACGCCGTTCGCGTTCTGCCGTCGTGCGCGCGAATTCAGTCGTCTGCTCCGCTAAAGCGCGCTTTTCATCTTGTTTGGTGATGCGTCTTTTCTGAATCTCTGTCATTCATTCAAAGATAGCGCGGCACGGAGGGGTTTCAACTTGGCTCGACGCAAATTAATGCGAGTCCAATGTTCCATTCTGAGACAGTAAAAAGCTTACTCCTTTAGCGGTACTTAGCATGTCGATATAGCTCTTTAGATTTACTTTCGTAACTTCTGATTGAAAACCGATCATTTATTGATAATAGTCAAAACGCATTGAACAGACCAGCTTGGGGTTCGGGAGTTAAAGCCTCCGAACCCTTTTTTCTTTCCTGGACGCCACTGGCGAAAATCGAATGGCTAGAAGGCGCGGCTAACTGTTGGAACAATGATCGCTCTGGTGAATTCTAGACAAAACCGGAGGATTTGATGCCACATTACTACTTCGACGTGATCAACGGTCACGGACTCGAACGCGACGAAGAAGGCTCTGAACTGCCAGACCGTCAATCCATACCAAAATTTGTCGCAGGCATTCTCTCGGACATCACGCGTGAGGAACTTCCGACAACGCCAGAGGCAATGATCAAGGTCAATGTCCGCGACGGGCAAAACCACGTGGTTTTTCGTGGTGAGCTGAATTTCAGGGCTGAGTGGCCCTGACAACTTCTGACCGAAAATTTCTCAGACTCAACTACACCGCACGTGCTATGATAAGTCTCGTGCGGGGGCACGTTCACTGTCTTCTGGAAGGGAACTGCCTTGAACACTGTCATATCGGTCGGCTTTAAGCTGACGTGGGATTACGCCGTCATCATCGAAGGCGGCGCAACCGATAGGTCGATCGCTGGACCACGGGATGCCCTGAAATATCTCCAAACCGAACTCCCTATCCGATCAGGACCTCACTATTGGACCGCGATTGCCGCTTGTAACGGAGCGCTTCGATATAGCGGCGATCTCCAAAAATCTCGGACAGACTTCGTAGCGGCATATGCCGACTATCAATCGCGAGCGCGTCGCCACTAGCTCGACTGCTTTCCACTGCGTCTTGTTCGAGCGCCGGTTGCGCTCCGGTTTCCCATGGAAAAGTGATGGCTGACAATATCCCATTTGATTATGAAGCGCGCTTCATCTACGGCGAGAAAACGCGTTGTGCCTTCGTTTCTTTCAAAGGAAGGGTCGAGTATATCGGTCCTTTCGCGGACAGGGAAAAAGCTTTCGATGCTGCTAAAGCATGGTTCCGCACTAAAGGATGGACCGGCGGAGAGGTTCTTTCTCGGAAGTGATGCGCCGTTGAATGCTCGAAAGATTACGGCGCGGACGTGCCAAGGAGGCAGGCGTGAAGATCAAAGAAGTTCACATAGACGTCTATAACCGGACGGTATTTTCGATGGTTTCGCTTTGGTCCAAAGAAGATGGTGGGATCATTCGCAAGGATAGCGCCACCGCTGCTCTCGGCGCTGACGCCTTGGACGCTGATCAGAACAGTCTTCCTGAAGTTCTAGAGCAGGCAGCCCGCGCCATGATCTCAGGCTATGCTGATCAGTGGGCGAAGGAACTTTCCGTAGACGAAGATGCCGTGAGAGATGCGCTCCTAGAGTGGAATGGCGCACTTAGCTTTACGGAACATGACTGATGCGATGGTTTCTGAATTACAGGAAATCCAGTTTCAGATACTCGACCTCGATGATCTTGCGATGGTTGCCAAACTAACGCGGCACTCTATCTGAAAGGCTGTCGCCACGTATTTTAAGGCTGTGGCGCTTGGGGGATATGATGCTCTCGCCGAATAAACGGCGGTAGCAGATGCCTATTTACTCCCCTCGCTTTTTTCTCATTCAATCATCTGGTCAGTGGGCGATCAACGACCGCCTTACCGGAGAGCCAGCAGTGATTCGAGGTATTCCAATGGCGGGCTTAACCGAGAAGGTAGCGACGCAGCTTAGCGATATCTTAGAGCGCTGCCCCTTTCTCGTAGCGCCGTCGATGCTTCAATAATCGCCCTCGACATACCCCCTTCGCCCCCATCGGAAAAGCGAAGCGGGTCGTGGGGTCGACGATTTAACTATCTATTCTTGACCCAATATGCGCATGCTAGTTTTTGGGGAGATCATCATGCGCTTTTCGACGCTTACGATTACGGCGCTCGTATCTTGCTCCGGCATAGCGCTCGCGAACGATCCGCCAACTAAGGTCGTTCTCACATCCGGCGGACCTGCTCAGCTTTTTACCGGAACGCTGAAGCAGGGAGAGACAAAATCCTTCACCTACACCGTATCGACCGAACGTCTCGTCACGCTGACCGTCCACGCGCGGAATGAGGATTGCGGTGCGGAAATGAGTAACGATTCCGACCTTGGCTTTATGCCTTACTTTGGCTGGTTTCCGGCAACGCGTGTTGAACGCGCTAAAGTCGGTGAGGTCTTCAAGGTCTCTTTTCATCAGACGCGAACGGCGTGGATGAATAAGGTCGCTTGCGACTACTCAATCTCCATTGAATGATCAGAAGTCACGACCTTGAGTCAATGACGCGCCGCTCTAGCTTATCAGCATGGCGATGACTCTGACCGAAAAACAAAAAATCTACGATGAGGGACGAAGAGCCGCGTCTTTTGATCAATCCACCGTGGTCAGCCCCTACCTTCATGACGAAGAGCGCTTCGCCGTATGGCTTGAAGGCTATCGCTCCTTCATCCGCAATCCCTCGGAATAGATGATAGGTGCGCCAATCAGGCTGGACGCCCGACGCCGTCAAATGTCACCGATGGGTGCGCGATCATGATTTCGTGCTGAGCTTCGGTCAGGAACGCCTCAACCAGCCAGCTTTCGGTGCCAGCCCCGTCGAGGATCGCCCATCCGCCGTTGCCTTCGATCATGAAGATTTTCCAGCCAGGAACGTCAGGATCGTCCATGTCGAGGAACGGGACTATTCTATAATTGCGCCACATTATGCCATTGCTCCGCATGAGAAGTTGGTGATGAGAGGGCTAAGGGCGGCACGGACAGCATGACCGCACCGGGTCTGCGTTCTAAGAGAACCGCCGAGAGAGATTGCTGAAACGCCGATGAAGGTCACGCCATTCCGGAAGCAGGTCACGTTGTCGCCGTCGAACTCCATCCGGATTATATCGCCGTCGAGGACTTCTTGCGGAGACGAACCGATCATGGTGAACGTGCCAGCAACCGTCTTGTAGAGCTGCCACTGGCTTCCGTTTCGCCGAATGGCAACGTAGTTTTGACCATCTTGAACGCGCCCCGCGATGCCGAAGGTGGTCGAATTGGCGGTGGATTTCCAAGTACATTGGACGAAGTGTTTGGTCGACAGAAGGTCGGGACCAACATACGCGCTATCAGGTGATGTGCCCGCTACATGGCGGATTGAGCCTGTACCGGTAGTCTGTGAGGCCCTTCCACCATCCACTTTCGACCAGCCAGACCGCGACGAAAGGTCGGTTCCATCGCTGCCGGAAGCAAAGCTATCCGAGAACGTCACGAGCGTTGGGACCGAGATTACCTCTCCGATCTTAAAACGCCTCCGGTCGAAACCGATTTCAAAGCCGAGTTTCATCAGGCAGACAGGACCGTGATCTTCACGCCAGATCGAATGCCGAAAGCGAACTGTGTGCCGGATAGGACTTTGACTCGGGGCGCGACCGCCGCGTTCGGCGTGCTGCCGTTGCTCGTGAAGGCGACGTAGATGTCAGCCGTCGCGTTGACGATCAGGTACTTCTTAGAGGAATTGACGAACTCGAACGTTTCGCCGGAATTCAGGTCTTTGGTTTCGAAATCGGTCGTCAGGACGGCAATATCGCCGCTAAGATTTCCGTAAACTAGGTTGGCAACAGGCATGTAAAATAGCTCCAATATGTTTGAAGCTATTTAGCTGTCAGGCGATTTTCACTTGGCCTTGCGTGTCGGAGGACGGCGGTTAGCGGCCTGTTCGACCTTCGTCGACCATTTTACATTGCCCGGTTCGTAGTGAGCATCATTGTCGATGCGGTCGATGGAATGGTCAGGTGTCGGGCGGAAACCGACATGGCGGGCAAACTGTTCGAAGCTCTCGAATTTGTTGGAAATGCCCCTGCCCCCATAGTCGCGATAGCGCGGATGATACGGGTTGTTACAACGCAAGTTGATATTGTGCCAGCAATTCCATAGTGACAGCTCTTCGCGATCCTTGGAAACACTGAAGCCGTGACGCTTTCCAGCAGCATGGCGTTCGTCGAAAATCTGATTGACCGTCTTCCGTTGAATGGCCTCATCACGTTCGGCCTCACGATCCAACTGGATAAGCGCACGAACATCGGCAATGAGTTCGTCGAACTTGGCATCAATAGCAGTGGCGTTCTGAAAGTCTTTTGGTCTGTAATCCAT